CTTGATGGTGTGCTTGAAGATACTAACGACCTTGTTGAAGCCAAGCATACGTTCGCACACAATACATTAGACAAGGTGTGCGACTACTACATGGCACAGGTGCAGCTGTATCTATGGCTATCCAATATGGATGGTGCATACATGTCAGTATTCTTTGGTAACAACAGATGGGAATGTGCATACGTTAAGAAGCATAAATCATATATAAGTGTAGTGCTTGCTGCTTGCACTGATTTCTGGGCGCACGTCGAGAGTGGCGACGAACCCATTGGTCACGACCAACCAATCGCATCACCTATTAATCAGATACCTATAGATGATATGATTAAACGTGACGCTAGTTCAGACAATCACTTCACATATTTAGCACAAGAATACATAGAGTTTGAACCAGCAGCTAAGTCATTCGAGTCAGCTAAGAAAGATCTTAAAGCTATAGTTGCCGACAATGAACGTGAAGTTTACACAGATTTATTAACCATACGCCGCGATAAACGTGGCGCATTACGCATCAGTAAGAGGAGAAAGTAATGGACAACCTAGAAATATGGAACAAACTAAAACATTCAGACCCAAAGTATCTAAAGAAAGTTAGCTTTGGATCTCGTAGCTTTACAGCTATTGACCCACAGTATCAGGTACACATGATGACAGAACAGTTCGGGCCTGTCGGTCATGGCTGGAGCTGGGAAAGCGCAACAGAAATTGTGCAGTTAAGCAATGGTGACACTGCTATACTTGCACATGTAAGTGTATGGCATGGCGCACGATCAAATAAATATGGCCCCTTCACAGGGTGTCGTAAGTTCTTCGATGCAACCAAAGGCAGACTAGCCGAGGATGCACCTAAGATGGCTGTCACTGATGGCCTAACCAAAGCCCTATCACATCTCGGATGTAACGCTGACGTGTTCCTTGGCGAGATGGATGGCAACAAGTACGCTGCAGATAGCGGCAAGAAACCTACTAGCGGTAGCTGGTAACAACTAAAGGAGCCAGAAGCATGGCATATAATAACACGAATACAGGCGCAGCATTCAAACCTTTCGATAGCATGAAGATGATATTGCAGGGCAAGATAAACCTAGAGGGTAATGATCGTAAGGTCGTACTGGTAGCAGACACAACCAAGAGTGGCATGAAGATCATTGAGGTTTACCAGAAGGTAGGCGTGTTGTTTGAGAACGACAAGCGTGGCAACGACAACGCACCAGATTATTCTGGGCCAATGGAAGACTACGCTGCACAAACACAGATGCAGATAGCGGGCTGGAAGAAACAGAAGGATGATAACAACTATCTTTCTATGCAGATCAGTCAGAAGCATGGCGGTCAGCAACAAGCGCAGCAAGTTAGCACTGCACATCTCGACGTTGATGATGATTCAATCCCATTCTAAAACAGAGGGCGAGCTTCGGCTCGCTCACACACGGAGGACTTATGACTACACCAATTACACCAGAGCTAATAGAACGCATAAGATTCTATGCAAATAATGGAATGACTAAAGCACAAGCCAACAGGATCTATGGCATACCACGCCACGCAATCAGGGTAGCAATCGAAAGGTATGATGTAAGATTTACAACAGGATACACGACAGGCGTTGAGCGTGCATTTAAAAACTTAACAGACAAAGAGTATGAAGAGAAAGATCTGATCTATAAATCTACAGTACAGCGTAACAGATACGACCAGTACAAAGAGATACTAAAGACTGCAAGGACTGCAGCCGAACGCAAAGAAATAACTTATGGGTTTGTGCTGCATGAGTTTGAACTAACACAAGCTGCAAAAAATAATAGACCACCCTTACCAGGATTTACTTCTAAATTTTCTAGCCATCCACGTATAGCAGACATGCTTCGTGCGGAGCATTAAGCTCCGCTAGAAACCTATATACCTACACACCTACATGTGCAATCCAAGAATGTATTTTCTTTGTCTGCTCCATGCGATCATCAAGCCCATGTACTCCACCATTCACACGCTTGGTTATGCTAGTGATAACTGAATCATTCACACCATCGTCAGCCATCTCGAACAAGCCATTGGATTCAAAGAACCACATGGCAGATTCAAATGCGTACTCAGTTGCAACAAGATCAGGGTCAGTCATTACATCAGGCAGCCCCATGTCACTAGCAAAAGATCTATAGTTTGCCTTGCCTGTTAACTGGATGAAGCCGCGCCCGACCCAGAGCGCCCCTTCATTCTCACCATTGCCCATGCGATTAGAGTATACCTTGTTAGCTAGTGCCTCTGGGTTACGCGCATAAGGTGCAGCCGATTCCATAGTTGGGAATCTCTTAGGCCACACACGCATCATAGACTCAGCAGAATAGTTGAGGTTCTCTCTGGTTAAGCGAAACATTCCTGACTCATGTGCTGCTTGACCTAACAAATGTGCGCCACGCTTACGAGACAAGCCAAAGTAATCAACGATTGCTCTCGCTGTGTTGGGGCCAAAGTTCCCATCGGCTGATGCACCGATACGATCTTGCAATATCTTCATTGCCTCACTCATTTTTTAAATCCTTTCATAGTACGGATACCAAAGCTGGCTGCTATGCTGGCATACAATGACCATTGAAACCACTGCGGCGCAGCTTCGAGATTAGCAAAGCCCTCCTTCATATAGGGCTGCAGCGGTGGAACAAATGAACACGCAACGATTGCAATAAAGCATACAGTCCAAGCCTCATCCTTCCAGCTATTCTCGCTGGCCTTGATTGCTGCTTGCTCCCAAGAGATCTCACCAGTTGCAAGCTTCATCTTAGTTTCAGCTTCAGCCTTCTTAACAACAGCCTTCGAATCTATCACAGCACAAGCAAGATCCGCAACCTTACCTATCAATCCAAGTCCAAGCATATTACTTTCCTTTCGAGAACGCTGACGCACCAAAGAACGCAGCAACTATACCAGCAACCGATACAAAATACACGCTCGCCATGCTACCAAGTATCTTAGCAGCCTCAGCCAAAGTCAATAGATCTGCTAGCACCACCGCCAAGGGGTATAGGAGCATCCCTGACAGGGCGAACCATGTCATCTTACGTTGTGCATCCCGTTGAGCGTCCTCGTCCTCCAGCCTACGCTTACGATCCTCGTACTCAAGTGCATCCCATTCTGCTTTATCAATATGTCCATCACCATTGACATCAAATTTTTTAAACTCATCCATGTTACTCTCCTAATCAGACAAAGGATTGTCCAATGCCTTCTGTAATTTACCCATCAATTTATCTTCAAGGTCTTTCATCTCAGCATCTTGATTTGATCGCAATCGTTCACGTTGCGATTCGAATCTAAGATCTGCTGCATCTATCATAGTGCGTACCTTCTCTTCTGTCTTGCGCACCAATGACTCGACACGATCTGATTGCTGCTCAACCCTAAGAAGATCATCACGCAATCCATTCTTAATGTCACGAGTGTAGTCAACTGTCTGTTGTACTTGCGCATCCATCAAATCCATTTGCTGCTGGTATTCTCCTAGGTCTAAGCCAGCTACCTCCTCTATCTTCTGGTACATAACGAACCCACCATACAGGCCAGCAACCACAGTAGATACAAAAGTAATGATTGCAAAGACGGATGCAGCCGATAGCTTAAAGCCACCAGCACTAATCTTTTTATCAGCAAGTCCATCAAATTCTGTGAGATCTACCATTAGTTTTCAAAGTCCATGCTGCTATCTGTTTGTAAATTCTTCAAGGCTTCTAGTTCATCGCGTAGCTTTTGTATCTCTAACCTACGTTGTGCTAGCTCTACTTGGTATAGATCATCACAGTTAATGCGAGACTTAGGACGATCCAAGGGTATAACAATACGAGCATACACACCTATATCTTTACCACGTTGTGCTGTGTCTAAGTTAGATAGTACACCTGTAACACCATACTCAAGATTAATACCGCCACCTACCGCATTGCTGCAGCGTAAATTATTTGCAGAGAAACTATCTGATTGGTAGTTCATAGGTGGGCTAGGCAGTGTTAATGCTAACGAACTACTCTCAGCAAGAGCAGAGCTAGACACAATACATAAGAGTGCAGCTAACCTCATGCTGGCATACCATCTAGTCGAGAGCAAATCCTAGAAGACACTAGGGTTTTTGATTCGAGTTGCCTCTTAACCTTGGATGTTGTGCATACATACACAGCTTCATCCATATCTGACTTGCGTATATACACAGTAAAGTTCTTACGCGATTGGTATCCTACCTTAATTATTCTGTACGTTGCAGAGAAAGGAATGTTGTTCCAGTTCAAATCAAATATATCTATCTGATAATACTTAATCTCTTCCCTTGAGTTAAACAAGGACAAGTCTACCTTGACCACACCAGTAACGTGAGATGGTTTAACAACAGGATAAGCTGGTGTCATCTCATGTGCATGGGATGAAAATGCCCATAGCAAAAAAAATATTATCAGCTTATTTTGCAAC